ATAAAAGTATCTACAATACATGGTGCAAAAGGTGGTGAAGCAACTAATGTTGTTTTGTTTTTAAATCATACAGCAAATACACTCAAAGGAGCAAAAAAATCTGTATACAAACAAGATGAAGAGTATCGTGTTTGGTATGTAGGTATTACAAGAACTATGAAAAATTTATATTTAATAAAATGTCCAAACAAATCTAAGGAGTTTAAAATATGAGCGACGATCCATACAAGAAACAAATTTCAGGTACACATTATATGCACATGGAAATACAGCCGGCAGAGTTTATAAATAAAAATAAATTGCTTTTTGCAGAAGGCAATGCTATAAAATACATATGCAGACACTCTCACAAGAACGGAGTAGAAGACATAGATAAAGCTATACATTATTTAGAAATGATTAAAGAAAGAGATTATAAATGATATTTAAAGCACAGACAGAGTGGGTTAAGCCTACTGAATTTCCAGACTTAAGATTTTGTGATGAGATTGCAATTGATTTAGAAACACATGATCCAGAATTAAAAACTATGGGATCAGGTTCTGTAGTTGGTAAAGGTAAAGTTGTAGGTATTGCAGTTGCAACAGATGGGTACTTAGGGTACTTTCCGTTTGATCATGAGGGTGGTGGTAACCTAGAAAAAAGTAAAGTAATTCAATGGTTTACAGATATTTGTGCTTCTGAGTCTACAAAAATATTTCACAATGCAATGTACGATATCTCATGGATAAAATCTATGGGTATAAAAGTTAACGGAAGAATTGTTGACACTATGATTGCAGCATCACTTGTTAATGAAAATAGATTTAGATATGATCTTGGATCACTGGGTTGGGATTATTGTGGTCAAGGTAAAAACGAAACAGAATTAAACAATGCTGCAAAAGAATGGGGACTAGATCCTAAAGCAGACATGTGGAAAATGCCAGCAATGTATGTTGGTAACTACGCTGAACGTGATGCAGAGTTAACTTTTGCTTTGTGGAAAGTTATGCAAAAAGAAATTATAGATCAAGATTTACAATCTATTTTTGATTTGGAAACGGATCTTTTTCCTTGTTTGGTTGATATGCGATTTCTTGGGGTGAGAGTGGACGTTCAAAAAGCTCATACACTGAAGCAACAATTAGCATTAGAAGAAAAAACACTCCTGCAAAAAGTAAAAACAGAAACAGGAATAGATACTCAAATATGGGCAGCGCGGTCGATAGCCAAAGTCTTT